AATCATTACCAGTGGTAGATTTGATTGATATGAAAACCTTTCCATACTCTGGTGGGTCGTTGTCTTCTCCGCCCCAAACGAAAACATCACTGGCGTTAGTATAGTTTGTTTCAATGTAACTCTTGTAGTCGTTTGTTGTAACATTTCTGTTTTGTGATTGGAATGCTTTCGGAGCATTGAATTTAATGGAGTCGAGAGTTTCTTTCCCCTTTCCGCCATTGGATGTTGTGACTACAGCAATGTCGGCGACATCTGTGAGACCAGAACTAAATGATCTTGATCCGCTTGCATCTTGGCTCCCGATGTTGTTTGCTTCTGTTCCATTTGTTACCAGATAATCAACTAGGATTAAATTTCCATCAGATAGAGAAGCACCCAACACCCCGTCACCGAAGTAAATTTCATAATATCCATCTTCTGTCTCTTGGAGGAAATAAACTTTGCTGGTGGAAGTCAATGCAGTGATATCTGAAACTGAAGTCCATGTGTCTGAATATCCTGTGGTGTCTGTTGTTGATGTTTGGACACTCACCGTCAGTCTATTTGTGTCGATGTTTTTGTCTGCAATGATAAATCTTTGGGAAGGTATATTGCTATCAACAACAAAAGAACCGTTCCTCCATGTCCCTTCAACTAGGGTGACATTTCTGGCAATTTTTTGTGTAGAGTTTAATACTTCAAATGTTTCAACGTCTGGATTTGTGAAGGTATATGACACCCCATCTTTTGTTCCAGTAAATTTTGTTCTTTTTGTTAAGTAGGTAGTGCTTGAATCTGTGTTGTTTATTGTGACATCGACCACTGCTGTTGAACAAGAAGACGAAGTTGGGGTATAACCGAGTGCTTTTGCATGAGACACAACCGAAGTTCTTTTTACAGCACTGTCTAGGAACATTTCATTTGCTACCATGTTGTTGTAGAACCCTTGGTAGTGCGTCACATATGCCAACAGATCTAGCAGAATTGATGTACCAGAACCTTCAAAATTAAAATCTTTGAACTCGTCAAGACCACTTAAGTAAGTCTTTAGGTTGTTTTTGATTCCAAAGAAATCTAGATCGTTAATTGTTATTTTTCTATAGTTTGTCATCTAAGCCTCTGCATCGTTAGAGTTAGGTCATCGACCTCTGGGGTGTTTACAATTTGATATTTTATAGTAACTCCATATGAACTGTGCATTTCATTATACAGCACTCTTACATCTAAAAGTCTCACTCTAGGCTCATATCTTTTTACAATATCAGAAATTGATTTTTTCATCTCCACTTTTGTTAAGGGGGTGTCTTGCTCGAACAGCAAATTCCTTACTCTGCCATTTATGTGTGGTTGGAAAGGTTTATCATATCTACCCATCATTATCAGATTTTTCACTGACTGTTTGATGGATTCTTTGTTTGTTTTTTGCACAACATCCCCTGTCACTGGATGTGCAAGGAAATCCAGATCTATATCTTTGTATCGTGTTGTGTTTGATTGTCCAGCCATATCTTATTATTTATGCCTATTTTTTCTTTTTTGGTTTGTTAATTCTACTTCAATTAGAGACTGACTTCTAGTCATCCAATCCTCTACAAGTTCTTCGTCTACTTCCTCCAGTTTAGACCAACTGCACCATTCTGCCATTACATACCCAACTATTAAACTATTCTGTTTTACTGGTAGGATGGAAAAGGCAAGAACATTTCCGCTGTCCAGATCTTGTTTGGCGTAACATTCTTCCATGTCGTTGACATAGTGGAGTTTTGATTCGTCTTTACGAACAAGGTTTAGAATCTCCATATAGATCGACATAAGAAGATCTTGATGATTTTTCATTTCTCCTGCCACACTTCGTTCTAAGGATTCGTGTGTAAGGGACATCCTTTTCATGCTTATACCATCAACAAAATGCCCCCCGTTGTGAAATTGTACCAAGTGAGACCTGGCACAATCTACTTTAACTCTCAACTCTGTAAGGGTTTCTTGTATTTTGGTATGTACATCCCAAAAATGATCTGGGAAATCTATCTTTGGTGATATGATATTTTCTATTTTTTTGGCTTTTCTCTTCTTGCCGAACATATAGGAGAAAAATCCTGCTACAATAGCCGCAGCAGAAACTCCTAAGGCAATCCAATCATCCATGTATGATATATCCATAAACTTCCTTTTCTTTATCATATGTATGATATCATACAAGCCGATCTATTTTTTCTTTCATTGAACTTGATGCTATTTTCTCCATCAATTTTCCGGTGAAACATGGATCGGTAGAACTTGTGATCAATGAATTGCCCAAATTATAATTTCTGATCGTTTGGGTTGCTGTTTCATATGAAGCATTGTCTGTCGTGATCATTCCTGTTATATCTGTGGATAGACCATTCACAGTAGTAACATGAGTTGCTATTTCTGTGTTAAACTGCGAGTCGGCCGATGCTCTCGCTCGGTGAATAGAAACGAAATGTTTAACTTCATTGACTATTTTATCTTCTGCTCTGCCCAATTTGAAAGAACCGGGACCCAGAATGCTATTAAAGATGGGACTAAAATTATCCTTGGTTCCTCCAGTAACAGATTCACATACGGCATTATATGCCTTTGCAATACCCAACAGTCCAGCAAGTCCGGGTTCAGCACTCGGTCCTGTTGCCCCCATGTTTGCTCCAGAAAGTCTGTCTGAATGAGACACATAAGAAGTAAGGTTGGTATTTAATGTGTTTAATGCCGAAGTGAGGGTAGCAAATATTCCAGCAGTTTCTGCGCCTTGTATCATCGTCAAGGTACTTGAAATGGCAGCACTTGCCCCTTCAATCTTTCCTTTGTCTGGGTTTACAAATGCATTTCCATTTGTTACCTGATTCATGATTTCTTTTTGTTCTGCTGAAAGAACAATGGCATCAATTGTGCATCCGTCTGTTGGTAGAATTCCCATATCAGTCTCCTGCCTTTACTAAAACGGTGCTAGTTGCAAAATCACCGCATGATGCCGGATCACCGGATCGAACAACTCCCTGTCCATTTGCTCGAACGGTAATTGAACTTCCCGACATGAACCCCGGAACTTCGCCGTGTCCGGGTATGGGTCCATGAGGCGTTAGGGGGGAATTTGCAAGGGCAACTGGTTGCCCCCCAACTCTTACGTTTGTGGCGCCCAGAGTAAGCATTGCACCAAATGGTGATGTTGGATCTGTCATTGCTCTTGATATTGGTCCTTTGGGCATAGTTATTCCTAGTTTAGATCAATTCCGGCAGTACCCTTAAGTACCATGTTACCTGTTGTTTCAATGGTGATCGCACCACCCGACTTTGCTTCCATTTTTATAGAGTTTGCTTCAACATTAAACTCACCGTCAGTGTCTACCTTAACATTTCCCTTAACTTTTTGCTCGACGTTTCCTTCAACCACCTGTTTTACATTTCCGTCTACCTGAATATCCGAATCGCCTTTCACATAGAATGTGCTTTGTCCATCGACAAGAACATTTACATTTCCGGTGACATGGACGAATTTTTTCCCAAGTAGCAATTCATAATCATCACCTTTTACTTTTACGACTTTGCTTCCATCCGGGTGTATTTCTTCAAAGGTTCCTGCTTTGTGGTAGGTGTGTATTCTTTCAGCATCTTCAGTATCGTCAAATTCTAGAATATGACCACTTTCTGTTTGGTAAACATGATTGTGTGGATATTTTGCAGCGAAAGGTGTTACTGGTTCTGCCCAGTTGTGATCTCCTGCTTCGTTCGCAGTTGGGATTTCTTGGTTGTCGTTTGCTTCTTCTGTTTTTGTTTGAACGATTGTATCTGCCGAAAGACCTCTTGCCAATTTGTTTGTGTCTTGTTCTTTTGGTGTTGTTGGATAAACTCCATTGGGATCATTGAATCCCTTAGAGGAATCCGGCCCTTCTGCTGGAATACCTCCGATGGTTCCAAAGAAAACTGGTTCTTGTGCATTGAAACCATCTCGGAAAAAACCAACAACCCATGTTCCTTCAACAGGTCCAATTGGAGATTTACCAATACCACTCATAGCAGCAGAAGTGATTGGTTGAATCGGCATTGCCCACGGTAAATCCTTTGTTGGTATATTTGTTTTGTCTTCTGTGTGAAACCCAAGGCATCTAATTTTACATCGCCCAAGAAACAGAGGGTCCATCCTGTCCTCTACCACTCCTTGAAACCAAACGAAACCATCTTTACCCATATAATTCATTGTAATATATTCCCTATGTCACTAGAAGGACCAGAATCTATAGACAAGTTTCTTGAAGTTGGTTCTATGTTAGATTCCTTACATAGTTTCATTTTTTGCTTGTGTCCTTCGGTCTTATGAATGGTGTGTTTTATTTTTGTTATTATATAATCCCCAGTTATCAAGTGATCAAGTTTCACTCTTCCTTGCTGATCCACTCCTTCAAAAGAGTTTACAATGGCGGTTACCTTATCTCCTACTCTTCTGGAGGTATCGCCTGCAACATCAATTTCAATTGAACTTGAACACAGTTGTAGTAGTTGAGCATCGTGTCTGGGTAACCAATTTTCAATTCCATCTGTTCCGCTGTTCTCTTCGCTTTCTGAAGGTTCACCATAAAGGTTTAGGTGTGATGGAACAAAATACTTTTTAGAATTTGGTTTGTTTGAATAAATATTACCCTTGGACATAATGGGGTTATTGTTTAGACTTGACTTTTGATCAAAGTCATCAAGATATTTATAGTCTACTTTGGAGTATGATTTTGTAACGATGTCATGTATCATGACGTTCGATGAATATGCACCCCACATAGTTTCTTTACTCCTGTCAAACCCAGATGCAACCAATTTTCTTATGTTCTGATATGATTTTTGCATATTGATTTGTGAGTTTGGATCATCACGAATAAAATCTATTGCATTGTCCGCACCAAAAATATAAGTCTGTGAGACTTCTTTATCAAACAAAGAACTTATTGATCTAAAATGAAAACCATCTAAGTCTTGGTAAAAAACATAATCACAAGATTTTGGATTGTTTTCTGACATAGCCCGTTTTGCTAACCAGTTTATCGAAGTAAAGGCATTCCATGAGGGAATGATCAAGTGCTGTTCGCCACTGGTTGCTTCGTTGGTTATGAGTTTTTTTCTGGAGGCCTCTTCACCATTGATGTGGTTGGTGAATATATCCTTTACTGCATTTGAAACTGTTCCTGTGTATGATTTTGATACATCAGAAAATAAGTTAAGAAGGAAAGTAGGACAGACAACATGTATATCATAAAACTGAGACTGTTTATTTTTAAGTGGCGCTCTGTCGATTACCTTATCGATCAAAAACAATAATTCGATTTCTTCCGATGAACCCGGAGTTCCAAAAGAAATGATCAAAAATTCTTCCCCGGTAAGAGGAAAATTTGAAACAATATTGCTTGCATCTATGTTTGAAATGACACCCGATAGATTATTTTGAAATAGATCTTCTGTTATTTCAAAAACGGCATATTGATTCATGATGCTCATATCTTGACCATTTTGAGAAACTACACTAATGTCTCGAAGGCGGACATCGTTGAGTCTTAAATATGCTTCGGGATTTGCTGTTGGAGATGAGTTTGGTAAAGTTGGAAAGTCAGGCATAATCACCTCCTATTAATCAATGACTTAAACTCTTTTACTACCTGATCTAAGTATGTTGGATTAAGGAGTGCTATTTTTCTGTTGTCTTCATTCTTGTTTAGTTCGTCGGTATAGTTTGTCACTGCATAGGTGCTAGAAACACCTTCAACATATTGATACAATAATGTATTTCCGTATGTCACTCCACCTGAACCCATAGAGACTTGGGTGCTTCCAGTATATTTTGAAAGAGGATCTAACCAAACCGTAGTGGTTTGGTATCCACCACCAACATCATCATAACCGGCGAGAGTAGAACCAGAATTTTCAAAGTGATGGAGTGCTTGTGAAGGAATGCTTACAACTTTCCGAACTGTTGCTTCTCCGACATTTTGACTCAGCAATGTTCCACCGCTTGCATTATATGATTTTATAGTATCATCTACACTAAATTCTTCGCCTGCTACCAATCCAGTTATTGTAATTTTGTTGAGTACAGGATCGAAGTCCTTTACTAATCCGCCCCATCCAGTAGTTCCTTCCCCAGCAAATTTTATTACAGTATCATCTTTTGCAAAGGAACCAGTTACACCATAGGTTCCCCCAGAAGAACCTAAAAACAAAACTGTCCCGGTATATTTTTTATCAATATACTTTTCAAATTTTCGTACATTCATAGGCCATTCAAAAAAGGAATCAAATTTGTTGTTAAACATCATAACAACCCAATGATATTCTGGCGACCCATACACAGTATCTGCTATGCTTTCTGGAGTATCGTTATCTTTTACATAATAATCCAAAAAGTATTGAGTGTCGTTTTTATTTGAGGCAAAGGCCACTCTTCTTAAGATGTCAACCGCCACCACTGAACTGCCAGTTGCACCTGTGATACCATCTAGAATTACTTGAGGAAAATTTTTAAAGTACATAATCAATAGCCCTTTTCTACGAGATCTGAGTCGAGAAGAGACATTTCTTCAAACGTCAATGACAACATCATATTAGTAGGAGCGCCATTTTTGAATGTAGAATAAGATCCTGCTGATGCATAGTCAACATTAATTTCTCTTAATGCACATCTTCCGATTCTATTAATCCAATCGTTTTCTACAACCTCTCCCCATTCGTTTATGGTTTGGTATTCAATTTCAAATTCAGCCGGGAAGTTGTAAAAGGCGCCTTGTGCATATGTTTTGTTCAATGTCGGGTATGCATGTTTCTTAAATCTCTTGATAATCTGATATGCTCTTTCAGATTCTTCTTCGTTTCGTGGTGAGAAGTTAAAAGTAAATTCAAACTTCCGTGATATCGGTTCTCTGAAAAGAAGTTGTTTGCGTGGGTTAGGAGCGATCCTAGCACCTGCTAGGATAGCAGAATCGATGTTTGTGTTCATACCAAGTAATCCCGCAACGCTGTCTACCACACTAGGCGCCTTTGTGATAAGAGTTCTGGCTGCAAGTCCCTGCCAGTCATTAAGAGCATTTTGCACGAACGATAGATCTTGTTGTTCATATTCTAACAACGAAAGTTGCTGAATCTTTTGAGGCATATAGAGAGCAATAGTATCTTTTGATTTGCTTGTTGCTTCTCCAAATCTTGCAAGTCTTCCGGTATCTTCAAAAACCTGCTCGGCGTGTTCTGCTTGTTGGTTGATGATATTTGCTTCAGCATTGGCAACACTGGTAAATGCTTCCTGTTGTTCAGGGCTGATTACAAATTCTTCTGTTCCTTCTCCTCCAAGCCAACCACCAAGACCTGCACCACCCAAGGCACCCAGTCCTTGAACAAGGGCCCCCCACCTACCAAGTCTTCCAGATTTTGCCAGTTTTCTTGCACCCAAAAAACCTCCGACACCACCGGCACCGGCCCCTGCCATCCGCCCGGTAAATATTTGTGATTCTGCCTCTCTTGCATCGGTAATTGTTTGCTGGCCAAGTCCATCCACTCCTGCCTCAATATCATTATAAATATGAAACACAATCATATGGGTGTGTTTTTCTGTCCCCAGAGTGAGGGGAAATTCTAGTCTGTCTCCAGTTGTATATCGATCCGTTCCCGATATATTGCCAAAATAATCCGAAGAAAGATTCTGCACAGAACTTCTTGCAGTCTGCGAATCATAAAACTCCGATTGGTTTTGTGATCTAATATCTCCAAGTAGATCAAAGCCTGGAATTGATGGAATTGACATGAATTATCCTTTTCTGATTAAAACTATCTCCGATACATATTATATATGGCATATAAAGGACGATTTAAACCAAAACACCCGGAAAAATATATTGGAAATCCAACCAATATAATTTATAGAAGTCTTCTAGAAAGAAGATTTATGCTGTACTGTGACACCTCAAAAAATATCCTAGAGTGGGGTTCCGAGGAAGTTATCGTGCCTTATAAATCGCCAGTTGATAACAAGATGCATCGTTATTATGTAGACTTCATTGTTCGTCTTAAAAATAAAGAAGGACTGATCGAAACTCTGCTAATAGAAGTAAAACCAAAAAAGCAATGCAGTCCACCCAAAAAACCAAAGAAGAAAAATAGGTCATATATCACCGAAGTAAAAACATGGGGAGTTAATAGTGCAAAATGGAAGGCGGCAACGGAATATGCAGAGAATAAAGGATGGAAGTTTAAAATTATGACGGAAGAAACACTGGCACCATAATTTACATACATAATAACATGAAAAGATTTAATACATTTCTTCAAGAATCGTCGATGCCTTGTTGTTGCAAGTGTAAGCACTATTTTGCCAAGTCTGATCTTAGTGGAATTGGTTCTTTTGCATCAGAAAGTATTCCTAAAAATGAAATGGTGTCCCTCTTTTTGAAACACGATCCATCTGAAGTAGATCCAATCTTTGATCGAACAGATTTTTGTAGACTTACAAACCACTCATATGAACCAAATTCTAGAGTAGTTACTTCAGGAAAAGATGTATATGTAATCACAAACCGGAAAGTTGATAGGGACGAAGAATTCACAATCAACTATGAAGATCTTTTTAAGCAGCCATGGTTTGGGCCTGGGTGTGAAATAAGGCAAAAGATTCTTCGTATTACACCCGGATTTGAAGACATGCATATAGAAGACGATTCACATAAAAGTCTATTTGATGAGATTAATTATTTCAGGTCTATGCGATAAAATGCCATGTAATTTGATATACATATTTACATGGCAAAAGAAACAAGAAGAAAAATATTAGATAACCCAGATGCCATTCTTGCTCAAAAGAATATCTTTGATGCATTGGATGAATTGTTTGATGATACTGGAATACCGCGAGGTTCGCAGGAGGCGATGTCGTGGTTTAGGAGACTTGCAAGACAACTCTTTGATGATACGGATGCCATACCAGAGGAAACCTTTCTTCGAGATGATACGAGAATCATTCAGAAGTCTGGATATAAAAGAAGAGGCAACTTCTACATATTCAACTACCTACCAAAAACTGCATCTAGTTTGAAATACTTTGATACTCTGCCGCTTGTTCTTCTTTTAGACTTTACCAAAGATGGATTTTACGGATTGAATTTACACTATTTACAAAACAACCTAAGAGAAAGACTTTTTCTTCTTCTTAGACAACGCCTAGTTGGTTCTCCCGATGATCCATTTTCCAGAATCAATATTAATTATGACACATTAAAGTCTCAAAGACAATTTAGATTATACAGACCATGTCTCAAGAGATACAAAACAAAAAATATTGGTTCTAGAATTTTGAGAATTCTTCCAAAAGACTGGGATTTTGCCATACATCTTCCTATGGAAAGATTTAAAAAGGTTAACCGACAGGTTGTTTATCAAGAAAGCAGAAGAAAACTCGGAGAAGAGAAACAAGGAGTTGCAGAACAGTAATGCCTATACTACCACCAGACTTTCAAGAAAATTTACTGGAAATAGACCCCAGCATAAACCTACCACTCGTTGGTAGCATTAATCTTTTCGGAGATACTGGATCTAAAGTACCAAACGGAATTGATACTCTTGTTGCAATGATTGTCAACAAGAATCTAGCATATCCTTTCAGGTATGAAATATCATTTGATACTGCTGATGCTCTTTCAAATTTGAGACTGGCAGTTTCTTGTGAAAACATTGTAATGCCAGGGAAAAACATTTCAACACAGGAGATCAAAACACATGGTCCTGTTGACGAAATGCCATATGAAGTTTCTTATTCTGGTGATGTCGAAGCAACCTTTAAGGTTGCTGGGGATTATTTTGAAAGGAACTTCTTCGATGCATGGCAAAATCAAATAATAGACCCAAAGACAAACAATCTTGGTTACAAAGATCAATATTCCTGCAACATTCAAATCACCCAATTGGATCTGCAAGACCAACCAATATATCACTTGATATTAGAAGATGCTTTTCCGAAGACAATTGGTCCAGTTGAGGTGGGCGATGATCGAGAAGGAATACAAAGACAGCAAATCGGATTTTCTTATAGACAATGGAGAATGAAGAAACCAGACGAAGTTGGATTCTTACAAGGCGTAATAAATAGATTGAACCTTCGAGGAAGATTGAATAATAAACTGAATGACATGTTCGGAGGAAATATTCCAATGGAACCCACCGCAATTGCAGGAACTGTTATCAATCTTCCTTGGGGTCTTGATCCCGGACAAATCACAGAACAAGGTGGACTTGCTGTGTCGAATTTCTTTAATGACATACTTGGCTAATTTAACTAATGGAGAATACTATGAAATTACCAACCGTTACACTTCCAAAATATAGCATTCATGTTCCTTCCAGCGGAGAAAAGGTATTCTATCGTCCTTTCGTTGTGAAAGAAGAGAAGGTTCTTTTGATCGCATTGGAGAGTGGAGAATACCCCATGATTGCAAAAGCAATCAAGGACATTGTAAATGAATGTACATATGGACAACTAGACGTAGATGAGATGCCTATTTTCGATTTGTGTTATCTCTTCCTAAACATCAGAGCCAAGTCTGTAGGAGAAACAGTTGAACCAAATCTGGTTTGTCAGTCTTGTGGTTTTCAGAACCCAACAGAGATAAACCTGACCAATGTACAAGTCATTGGTGATATCGAAAAGAACAAAAAGATTTCATTGGGCGAAAATATGGGCATGGTTTTAAAATATCCAGCACTCAACGTAGACGATGATCAAGAGGGAACAGATATTTCCATTAAGTCAATTGCAGGCTGCATTGAAATGATCTACGAAGGAGATAAGATATTTAAGGCAAAGGAACTTGAAAAGCAAGAACTTATTGAGTTTATAGAAAATCTGACACACCATCAGTTTGAAAGTATATTAGAATTCTTTTCAAGTATGCCAAGACTCACACATACAGTAAATTACAAGTGTTCAAAGTGCATGAAAGAAAATGTTCTTGAACTGGAGGGCATAGGTGATTTTTTTCTCTGACTCTCTCGCATGAGTCTTTGGTGTTGTTTTATAAGTTGAATTTTCAAATGATGCACCACCACAAGTATTCATTAGAAGAAATAGAAAACATGATTCCGTGGGAGAGAGAAATTTACACAAGTCTTTTAGTTCAGCACATAGAAGAACAGAACAAAAAAATGGAACAAGCAAAAAGGTAAAATAAGTGTCAGATAGAATTGAACAATTAGAGAAGAAGATAGCAGAGGCAAAACAAAAAGTTGCTGCTAACCTAGTACCAGGCGGTGACCCTGGCCAGCATATGCCTTCTATCTTCAATACTATACTTGGTTCAAAGGTATCTGGATTTTTAACTAATGTTCCTGCAAGCACAACAGAAGCAAGAAGAAGACAAGCACAAAGAGAACTTGAAACGGCAGAAAAACAACTAGAAAGAGAAAAGAAAAAGTCGAGATCTGGTTCTGGTGATTCTACGCCTGCGGAGGAAGCAGAAGAAAGAAGAGAGAATCAGATAAGAGAGAATGAAGTTGCTGAAAAAGAAGACGAAGCATTAGATCTTCTTAAATCTATCAAAAAGAATACAGATAGATTAGATCCAACAATTGTTGCCATCGGTGGTGTTGGTGGTGCTAGAGGTGGCGGAGGAGGAGCAGCAGCAGGGGCAGATGCTGCCGGCGGAGGGATCGATTGGTTGGATTTGGGTTTGCTTGGTGGTATGCTTCTTCCAGGTCCCCTAAAGTTACTAGCAAAAACTAGAGTAGGACAATTTGCAACTGGGTTTTTCTCGTCTGCGAGAGTTGCTAAAACGGGAGGACAAATAGGATTTGCA